TATGAAAATGTTGTTTTGGAAGTCGAGACTCAAACAGCTTTACAAGAAGTAAGTACTGCTATTAATGCAACTGAAATTGAAGAGTCTGTTAATGTTGAAATACAAGAAGAAGCAGTAGCTCTTATTTCAACTGTTCAAACTATTGCTGCAACACCTTTACCTACAACTACTAAAGTAGTAGAGGTTAAAGCAGCTATCAAAAAGTTTGAAAATAAAACAGGTGCAAAAGTAACTAAAGCACAAGTTACTTCTAAACCAGCAGTTACAACTACTAATGTAGTAGCATCTAGTAAAGTTGTAACACAACAAAAGGCTACTACTATTGCAAAACAAATTATACAATCAGCTACTAAGAAGGAGACGATTAATGAAAAAGAAGAAAAACAAGAAGAAAAAAAATCAGAAATCAAAACAGAAGAAAAAGAAAAAAAACAAGAAACGAAGAAAATAGTTAGTGCAAAAGAAGAAACCTCTCAAGAAGAGGAATCCTCAAGCACAACTACTTCAACAGAAGTCGTTTCAACAAAAGGTGATTCCGAACAAGAAAAAATACAATCGGAAAAAGTTAAAGCCAATATTAGAAAAATAATGGCTGAGGTTGATGAGCAAGTTAAAGACATTGCTAAAAACCTTGAAGTTAAAAACTTAATTAAACTAGATGCTATGGTAAGTGACCAGGCATCTTTAGATTTATATAATGTACCTTTTTACATACCTAAAGATATATACTTAGATCAGTTACCCCTATTAGATAATCGAATTATCTATGGGGGTATTACTCTTTCTAACTATATTGTAAACGATAAGGTATTTATTAAAGAACAAAAGCTCAATGAGCTTAATTTAAGAAAACAAAGACTACTAATGGAAATACGGGAGTTAAAAAATGGGTAAATTAAAAGACCAACTTGCAGGTATCGCAGCTTTGATAGCAGCAGTCGTTGCTATAGGAGGAGGTTTTGTTAAGTATGGTGAAATTACTACTAAGCTAGATGCTTTATCTGAGCAGACTGCACCTGATCTTACACCTTTAGCAGCCGAAGTAGGCAAAGCTAATAATGGTGTTGCTAAAAATATTACTGATATTAAAGTTTTAGAAAAAGAGATTGAGTTATTAAAAATTCAGATGGAAGAATTAAGAGTTAGTACTACTAATCCTTTATCTAACTAAGTAATTATTTTAGGTTTAGGTTTATCTACTTCTCTAGGTTCACCAAAGACATTAAAACTAAATGATCTACGTTCTCCTTTTGTTCTAAAAGGATAAACCATATGATACATCCACCAAGGAAAGACATAATAATCTCCAACCTTTGGGCGGATTCTTACTGTATTAGTTGAAAATAATTGTACTTGTCCATATTGCATTTCAATACCACCAGCAGTTGGATAATGATCTTTGTCTTCTCTATCCCATTCTTCTTGTATACCTTCAGGTAAAGATAGATACCCTACACAGGACATATGACAATTCGTATGGTAATGTAAGGGATTAAAATCTCCTGCAAAGGTTCTTACATACCAACCCGATTTAAATACTATTTTTTGAAGTTCTTTAGAATTATCTGGATGTGCTTCTATATAAGCACTCATGAGTTTTTGAAAATAGGGAGCCCATTTCTCAAATACTTCAGGACTAATGATAAGCTCTTGTTTGACATTACCCACAAGATCATCAGAGAAATCATGTAACTTACTTTTCTCTTTACTGGCTACAATACTGTCACAATCTTTATTGAAGTCATCGATAAGATCTTGAGGTAATTTACAATGACCTATGGATGGACCAAAAGGTCTATAGATTTTAAGTTCTTTATTCTCTTTATTAAGTTTACTAAAGTGTCCCACGTTTCCACTTTCTATATCCTTCTACCCAGGATTCTGTTTTAGTTTCTTTATAATCTCTTTCAATAATCATTTCAATAAAGTGAATAGCTTTAAGTAAATCTTGTTTACCATCTTTTTTAGAATGTCTACAAATATACTTAATTGCTGAACCTTCTGGAAATAACATTTTATTTTCTATAACAAACTGACTAGGCTGAATACTCATACCTTGATAATGAGATCCACCTATTTGTTTATTATAGCTAGAATTTGAGTTTAAAGTTTTTCTTTTCATATTTAATTTGAGCAGGGGTTCTTCGGTCTTTAAGAAGTTTAAGCTGCTTATCTGTCATAATAAACTTTTCACCCTGTAATGCAATCTGTATTTTAGGAAAAGCATAATCGGGATCTATGTTAGCCATTCTAAATACTATTTTAAAATCCTTAGAATTTTTGGAAAGCCAAGCAATTGCTTTATGCTTACATTCAACATACCCTTTTCTAATACCCTCATAAGTCGCATCTCTTATCGCTTGAGCAATTACCGCTGTCCACAATATATGTTCAGGACTCTTCTCTAAATCTGTCGACTGTTCTGTGGGTAGTGTCTTTAACCTCAACATCTTTTACAACCTCATATGTCATACGTGATTTTCTCATACCATCATCTTTCCAACTAAATTCTTTTAAATCTAATTTATTAAAGTTAGATATGGCATGTTCATCACTTTCAGCAGATAAATATATCTCTGTTGTTTGAGGTAACCATACCCATACTTTAAATTTATAAATCATATATTATGTTGTCTTCTACTAGCTTCTAAAGTTCTAAAGAGATCTATAATCAGACCTTCTTTATCTCTTTTATTACCCATTGTAGCTGACTTAACTTCAGCCTGGAATAATTCTTCAACAGCATTCTTATAAATATCTGAAGCATAAAAGCCTTGCTCTTTAGCAGATATAGATTTTAATTCTCTATCATCCATTATAAATAATGCTTTCTTTCTCTTTAATAATCTATCTAGATACTTTACATTAGCATTAGCTTCTGCACTCTGTTCATCAGTATCACTCAGATATTTTAGAGCTTGTTCTAATCGATTTTCTGTTATCATATTTTATTTCTCCTGTTTTAATATAATGCGTATATGCTTCACGCACTTTTTCATCTTTGTTCCAAGTGTCGAAGTTACAAAACTCCAAATACAATTTGAACATTTTATAATCCATTTCATCATTTATCCATCGGTTTACAATAAGTGAGAAATACTTTATATTCTTGCTGATCAATTTTATAAAATACTCCTTCATATTTTAATTCACCTGGTTTGCTATATGTATTCTTAACTACATATTCTTCACAGGTTTGATAATCAACAAATTTCTGTTTTAAAAGATATTTCATTCCTAGCTTTTGTGGATTAATTTCGCTGGGTGCTACTAATAACATTAATAATTCTATCATAAATTTCTTTCATTAAATGACAAAGTGGGCTCATTTATATTTGTACATTTGTTCTATGTTGAACCCACTCGCCACGCTATGCTTAAGAGGGAGATGATTCGTCAGCATAGCAATTCGGTTTAAAACTGATCATTAAATTCATCAGGATTTTCTTTAGCAGATAATATCTTTCTTACATATCCATCTACTTTAGTAAAATCAATTTCTTTACCTGATTGAATTGATGCAGCCATTAAATTACTCATAGTCAATCTATATTTTTCTTCCCATTGACCAGATTTAATTGGTGCAGCTTGAACAGCATTTGGTACAGGTACACTAGCAGCAACTTCGCCACCTAGTAACTCAACTGATTTTGCAGTTTGATACCATTTACCATTCTTGCTTTGTCTTGCAGGCATTGCAATGATTTTTAATCTTGCACCTTTCTGCCAGCCTTCAGCACCTACTGCTTCACCATAAATAGTCATATCACTACCATCATCTTTGGTAACGTAAATACTATATTTACCGCCACCATCTCTTGATGCGAATGATCTTTTATGTGAGCATTCAAATGTTTCTAGGTTTTCCATATTTCTCCTTTTATTTAATTGTTTAACTATACTACCTATTCGTTGCATATATACCTCATTTCCAGGCTGTATGCCATATCTTTCTTGCAAACGCTTCAGCACCTGGCGAGTATCTCCATCTCCAGTTGTCGAATGTCAAAGGAAACATTCGTACAACGTCTTCCTTTGTCTTTGCAATTCCTAAGATATGTTCTATCGATTTAAAGGCTTGTATTAAAGTTTCTAAACATCCAACATGATCTCCTAGATCTGAAGTATGATGATCCCAAGCAGATGCATATAACAGTAAGCATTCTTTATTGAATAACTCACGATATAAGAACTGCTGCCTTAAATGATCGGGTTTAGGGTGATAGTTATGATTAATTCTTCCCTTTCTCCCCTTATGTCTATCTGCTGCAGTTGGAGCATATCTCCAAACTTTAGCAGTCGCTTTAGTATCAACGATATAATCATTGAACTCAAAGTCTGTCTTCGCAACTACAGGCAAACATAGATCCTTATAAGGACCATTATATTCCCTTTGATAATGAATTAATTTACCATATTGTTTTAATTCTTTAACAAATGTATTTGCTATTTTTTGGGACCATCCACATTCATCATCATCACTACTACCTTTATGTTCTTCCAGGTATTGATGTTTAGCTTTATTTATTATATCATTTTCATCAGTGATTTGATTTACTAATGCATGATGAGCTGCTTCTTCCGCAGCGTGTCCCATCTTCATTCTTGCATTCTCTTCTGTTTCGAATCCGTATATTTTTTCTATGATCCACATTTGCGGACAATCAATAAACGTATTACCAGCAGAAGCTGAATGATGTTCTATAACTTTCAACATAATTTTCTCCATATGATTGTTAATATTCAAAAGTACTTATGTAGTACTTATAACATATCCCTTGAAATTTTGAAGGGAAAAAAACCAATAAAAAATAAAGAAGATTATAACAAATATAACCTATCAATTATTTTATGTTGGCTATTGCTACCTACGCAACGCTGGGGTAGCAAGAGCCTGATTGCTCGTTTTCATGGCTGCAAGCATAAGAACCGAGTATATCGTCTAATTCGTCTCTACGAGGCTAATAAGGGCTTTAAAAGCTATGTTAATGAGGCTTTAAAAGGATATAAATGCGACAACTAGAAAAACCAGAACTTATCTCTACAGTAATGGATAAGAAGAAAGTATGGTTAAACATAAGAGAATCTCGTCTTATGTATATGTTTCATCGTAAGCTCATTTCTTGGGAAGAATATGAAGCTGGTTCCAGATACCGATTAATGTGTGAACTCCAAGGAGGAGGCACAGGCAATACTTTAAAAGAACGTGTTGATGGTGCTGGAACCGATTTTATGCCTATGCAAATAGGTGCAGCTATTGCAGTAGCAGAAGTAGATGCTGAACTTGGTGAAAAGAATGCTAAACTTATGAAGTTATTTTGCCATGAAAATTATGGTATCATTGAAATTGCACATATGTTAGGTAAGTCAGAACGTAGTACTTCTTTTTTAATTCACGAAGGTTTAGCTAGATTAGCAGTTTATTATGGGTACAAAAAAGTTAGACATACCATCAGGAGACAAGGTACAAAGGTTAAGAGACAAGCAATATCTGAAATTCGTAAGTAGACAACCTTGCTTACTTTGTTTGACTCCTAAGTGCCAGGCACACCACTTAACATTTGCTATGCCACGTGGAATGAGTCAAAAAACTGGAGATCAATGGGCAGTTCCTTTATGTCCTCCACATCATTCTCAGCTGCATTTATGTGGCAAAAATGAGAAGGATTTTTGGAAAACACTAGATATAGATGCTGAAGATATAGCTTGTATACTATATCAATGGTGGTTAGATCAGAAGGTTTCTAAAGCATTTTTTACTGACGAGTCAATACTTTGGGTTAAGATCTATAATAATCTTGTACCTAAGATAAAGAAAAATATTGACTTTCTCATGCAACCCAAACTATAAATATAAATATCCTCGCCAGAGGTACGTTTATTATGGCTAAAATATTTAAATTTCCTAATAGCAAACAGTTATATTCTAAAAAGTTTATGGAGAATATAAACCCTAATGCTATAGGAGATTTTATCCATAAACAAAATCCACACCTTTCTTTAAGAGCTGCAGATGCTATGGCTCTGGCTATCATTTATAGTACTCATTTGAAGTTAGTTTTTGAAGAAGAAAAAGCATCAATACCTATTGATGTTATGCAAGACTTTGAAGAGAACGATCACAAAAGTTTTTTATGGTGTACGGATGACAAAAAAACGTTACATTAAAAAAAAGAAACCTAATAAAGATTTTCCTTATAAACCTATTCCCAAACAATTGATTTGGCAAGATGCTCAGTCACATACTGGCTGGCTAACCAAAGATCAAATGGATAAACTTAGACCTGCACAGTCTAAAACTAAGGGTTGGATTTATGAGGAAACTCAAGATTATATTAAGACGTTTGGAACGTACTCAGTTGATACTGAAGATGGTTCTATTGAATTTGGGGAAGTACTTTGTATTCCTAAGAATTGGATTTA